TTAAATCAATGGATTTTCATGCTATGATTAATGCGTTGTTAGATGGTCAGGATACAGTGCAACCGGCTCCAGGGACCAGACCGATAGAAATATTAAAAGAATTATTAAGAGAACATGTTAATGGACCTCAAGCAACATCATTTAACTCATTTAAAAGTGGCAATGTATTAAAAGATAAAACACACGCATGGTTTGTCTACAATGATTTTTATAACTTCTTAAAAGAAAATGAATGGAAAAAAGATCCGTCGAGAACTTCTTATATGATTGAAAAGATGTTTGAGAAAGAAAAAGATGATTTACCAAAACCAAGATTTGGAGTTAAGAAAAGATTTCCTGGTATTAATAAAAAAACAAATAGACCATATCCAGGCGTAGATAAATGTGCAGAGATACCATTGTATTTATTTGAAGAAGAGGAAGAAGTAGAAGAAATTGTAGAAATAGAAAATGAGGATGACATTGTATAATGATCTATAAATATTTTGGACCCCCAGGAACAGGTAAGACTCATAAACTAATTAGTAGAGCTAAAGCTTATATTAAAATAGGCACACCATTAGATAAGATTGCATATTTTGCCTTTACCAAAAAGGCTGCAGCTGAAGCCAAAAAAAGAATGCCAGTTGATAATGATCAACTATATTATTTTAGAACTATACATTCATTTGCTTTTGATCAATTAGATTTAAATACAAAAAAAGTAATGCAACCATCTGATTATGAAAAGATAGGTAAGAAATTAAATCTAAGAGTTAAATACTATGACAAATATAATAAGGAAGAAATATTTTATTTAAATAATGACAGTCCATATTTTCAAATGATTGGTAAAGCCATTAATAGAGATACAGATATTAGAGAAGAGTTTGATAGAAATGAACATAATTCCAAAGAAGTAAAATGGCATATCTTAAAAAACGTAAATGATAACTTAATTAATTATAAGAAAGTAAAAAAGAAATTAGATTTTAATGATATGATTAATCAATTATTATTGAAAAATGATTTGCCAAAATTTAAAGTTATATTTATTGATGAGGCACAAGATTTATCTCCATTACAATGGAAACTATTTGATAAATTAAAAAATTATGCTGATAATATTTACTTAGCAGGAGATGATGATCAAGCAATTTTTGCTTGGGCAGGAGCTGATGTTGATAGATTTATAAATGAACCAGCAAAAGAAAAAGTATTAAAGTATTCTAAAAGAATATCTAAAGCAGTTCAGGAGTCATCTATAATACCATTAACTAATATAATTGGATTAAGAAAACTGAAACAATATTATCCGAGAGATTATGAAGGTATAAGTGAAAGAATAAATAATTTAGATCAAATAGATTTAACTCAAGGAAAATGGTTAATACAAACTAGAACAATTTCTAGATTAGTTAGAATGACAAAAGAATTAAGAAAAAGAAATTTATACTATGAAACTAATAAAGGTAAAAGTTTTAAAGTTAGAATTTATAATGCATCTGTAAACTATAATTCATGGTGTAGAGGTTCTGTATTGGAAGAGAAAGAAATAAAAGATATAATAGAATACACAGGTCTTGAACAAGATAAGTGGAATAAAAATATAAATTGGTTTGATGCATTTAAAAATGCAGATCAAAAAGAAAAAGAATACATAAAAAACTTAATAGATAATAATGAAAATTTAGATGAGGATGCACGTATACAAGTATCTACTATTCATGCAGCTAAAGGCGGAGAGGAGGATAATGTAATTTTATGTCTAGATATGGGAGATAAAATTAAAAAGGCAATTAAAAAAAGTCAGTCAAAACATGATGAAGAACATAGAGTTTGGTATGTGGGAGGAACACGTGCCAGAAACAATTTATACAAATTAAAAGCAAGAATAAAAAGAAATGAATATAAACATATTTAAGAATTTATGTGCTAACGCATATAAACCGAACGGGATAGAGAAATTCCTAAGTGGTGACTGGTGGCATCATGTCTTAACGGACGGAGTTGGTTCGACTTCTCGACTCCCTATTTTTGATCCAATGGTCGTTAAATCAACATCCACCAAAAATAATCATAAATACAGGAGAAAAAAATATGACAAGTAAAGATATGTTCGAAAGTGTGTTTCCACAAGGTAAACAGATAGGTGGAAATCACTACAAAAATTTTAACATTCAACCTTATGAATTTATTTCTAAGAATGACCTTTCTTTTTTTCAGGGAAATGTTATTAAGTATGTGTGTCGTTATAAAAATAAAAATGGCATACAAGACTTAGAAAAAATAATTCATTATTGTGAATTAGAAATTAAAAAGATGAAAGACATGAAGAGGAAAAAATGAATACATATACTGAAATTTTTGGTTTGTTGATTATAACAATATTTATGTTTGGATTGATATAATGTTGATGCCAACTACAGAGTGGGTAGCACCTACAGAGTTTCCTGATTTAAGGAAAGCAGATGAAATAGCAATCGACTTAGAAACTAGAGATCCAGATTTAAAGACTCTGGGTTCAGGATCCATAATAGGTAATGGTGAAGTGGTAGGTATAGCTGTCGCTGTAGATGGTTATAAAAATTATTTTCCAATAGCTCATGGTACAGGTCCAAATATGGACAGAGATAGAGTTTTAAGATGGTTTAAAGATGTTTGTGAATCACCTGCTATAAAAATATTTCACAATGCAATGTACGACGTGTCTTGGATACGTAATTTAGGTATTAAAATTAATGGTTTAATTATAGATACCATGGTTGCAGCATCATTGATTGATGAAAATAGATTTTCATTTACATTAAATTCTTTATCTTGGAAATATTTAAACAAAGGTAAGAATGAAAGTTTATTAACTAAAGCAGCTAAAGAACGTGGACTAGATCCTAAGGCAGATATGTGGAAAATGCCTGCAAGTGAAGTAGGTGCATATGCAGAAGAAGATGCAGCATTAACTTTAGAACTTTGGCATCACTTTAAAAGAATTATTATTGAAGAAGATTTACAAAATGTATTTAATCTTGAAACTGATCTTTTCCCTTGCCTAGTCGATATGCGTTTCCTAGGGGTGCGGGTAGACGTGTCCAAAGCCAATCAATTGAAAACAGCACTGGCAGTAAAAGAAGAGAACCTATTACAACAAATAAAAATAGAAACAGGAGTAGATACTCAGATATGGGCAGCACAATCAATCGCCACAGTTTTTGACAAACTGAAGCTACCTTATACCCGTACTGAAAAGACTGACTCTCCTTCATTTACTAAAAATTTTATTTCTAATCATGAAAATCCTGTAGTGAATATGATAGCAGAAGCTAGAAAAATAAACAAGGTTAGAACTACATTTATTGATAGTATTCTAAGTCATGAACATAATGGTAGAATTCATGCAGACATAAATCAAATACGTTCTGATGATGGTGGAACTGTAACTGGAAGATTTAGTTATGCAAATCCAAACCTACAGCAAATTCCTGCCAGGGATCCGGACACAGGACCATTAATAAGAAGTTTATTTATACCGGAACAAGGTTGTACCTGGGGTACATTTGATTACTCACAACAAGAGCCAAGATTGGTTGCACATTATGCATTAAGATTTGGATATGATACAGCACAGGTAATTGCAAATTCATATGAAAATGATCCATCTACAGATTTTCATCAAATTGTTGCAGATATGGCAAACATTGAAAGAAAAGAAGCTAAAACAATTAACTTAGGTTTATTTTATGGAATGGGTAAAGCTAAACTACAAAATGAATTAGGTGTATCAAAAGAAAAAGCAGATGAATTATTTAATCAGTATCATGAAAAAGTTCCTTTTGTAAAAGAATTAATGACTGGAGTAATGGAAGTTGCACAGAATAAAGGTAAAATAAAAACATTATTAGGTAGACGTTGTAGATTTCCTAAATACGAACCAATATTAAAAGGCACTAATTGGGGTAAATTTGTCCCAGCAGAAGATCATGAAACAATGATGGAATTAAAAAATATGGGACCACATTTATTAGATGAAGATGGTAATGAAATAAAAGATAAAGATGGTAAACCTGAACCAAATTATTGGCACAAAAATGGTTATCGTAGAGCTTTTACATACAAAGCTTTAAATAAACTTATTCAAGGATCAGCTGCAGATATGACTAAAAAAGCTATGGTTGATTTATATAAAGAGGGTTTATTAGCCCATATACAGATTCATGATGAATTAGATTTTTCTATTGAATCAAATGCTCAAGCTGATAAGATAAAAGAAATAATGGAACATGCAGTAGAACTAAAAGTTCCTAATAAAGTTGATTATGAATCAGGTCCTAACTGGGGTGAAATTAAATAATATGAGGAACTATGGCTTATTTAAATGCAAATATACCACCAATCTATTGCAAGATAAGGAAGGAGTATCTTTATGACTTTACCGGACATCATGGAGAAAGTGAAGACTGCGTGGT